TCTCCTTTGTAAATTAATTTGTCTTTTTGGCTAGCGTTATCGAATTCTTCTTGGGTATCGTAATACCTTTTATCTATGCCTTTATTAGTGGGGAAATAATTGTTGGGTACTTTTACTTTTTTTAACTTACAATCATAGCTTCTCTTAGGGATACTACCGAAAGATCTAGAATCTAATTTAGTACCTACTATAGCAGAGAATGGGTAGGGAAGATCTGCATTTATAATTTCTGTAACCTTAGTAACTGAGGCGACTTTACTTAATAGAACAGAATTGGTTTCATAAGAGAGCTTTGTTATTTTTACGTATCTATTCTGGGTCTGCATTTCATCAAGAGCGCCAGCTTCGATGCCTTGTTCGCCATCAGATGTGAGGATTCTTTTCTCTTGGGTCTCGTTGGGCGGTAACTGAAAAGGTTGAGAAAGATAATTCAGATTATCATCTGTACTATTCAGCCCTACGACAAATTCTCGACCGCTAGACCCTTTATAATCAGGATTACCAATATCTAATAAAGTATTTCCTTCTATCAAAGCAACTATTCTATAGTTATATTCTCTGAATTGTATTTGGCCTTCGGAGCTATCTTTCTTTTTCCCGATAGATCCAGTCTCCACTCTTATGTTTAATACAGCAGGGTAATTTGTTCCTATACTTAAGTCTTTATTGTCTTGTTTTCTACCATCTCTGACATTTTTCACTTCTTTGACAAGGGTATCTTTTAGAGAAGAGATGTCTAAAGTCACAAAAGCTTCTTCTACATTAGGGTTATAGACTATATGTAAAACTGAAATTGGTTCTTCATCAAAATTAGCTAGAGAATTTTCTCCCCAAGTTGAATAATTACGAGATTTGTCTGTAGCGTCGATTCTTTGATCATCGCTTCCTTCGTGAATAGGAAGATCAGTTTCAGCTAATTCTAAGTTGAAGTTATCGGCTGACGCTCCAAGTACAGCGCTCCTTGATAGCATAGAGGTGTTAGGTGAGATACGTTGTGGGGCATTTATGGGTTTATCTGAGATATCTGAGTCATTATCGAATGCAGCTGTCCCAAATGGGCCGAATAGTTCCCTACCATATGGATGATCAATAAAAATCTTTTTAAAATTATTAAAAGGAGGTTGCACCTCTTCGCCTTTACGGAATTCGGCTAAAACATTATTGTAATTAAATTTTAACCCATTTGTCGCAATAGTATTAAATCTAGGGTCTAAAGGTATTGTTGTAGAGGTCGATCCATTGTCGCTTATTTTTGCATATTTAAAAGAACTCAAATCTTTTAACGCATCTATAATTTCTTGGGGAATTTTAAACGTGTGGTTTTTTCCATAAAAAAGAGTCTCGCCACCACGAACAGTATTGACAAAATTCTCATCAGTATTATTTTCTATAGGGAATTCAAAAATCAAGAATCCATGCATGACTCCAGTTAAAACCCCTTCGCTTGAGATTTCAGGGCAAGTTACATCAGTTACTTTTATGCCCACATGCTGCATATAAGCTATAAGATTAGAGCTGTGTCGAGACCCAAAAGGTAAAGTCCCCATATTCATTAAAGAATCTCCATCTAATATTTGTTTATCCAAATTATTATTTGTAGAGCTTACTCTACATATAACTACTCCTCCTGATTCTACGTTTAGCCAATTAGATAAAAGATTGTTTACATCTCCTTCTTCCCAGTCCATTGACTTTAAAGCCCTTGATGCTAATTGTCTTTGCAGTCTGTTCCCAGTGACTGTATTATTATTTGTATTATATAAATTTAAAATATTATTGAGATCTGGAAGTGTTAAACCACTAAGGACTGTTGTGTTATTAGAAAATATCTGCGAGTTTTCTCTCAGGAGGCTTTGAGGTCGAGCGAACCGACCGCTATTATTCTCTGCATAATAATTTATAGTTGGATTAAAAGCAAATAAGAATTTGGAGGAGGTCAGTGTAGAATCTCCCCATATTAAACTACCATTTTGGACAGTTCCTTTTGGTTGAGCGTTATTCCTATAAGCTGGGTTTGTCTCATTAACAGATGGCATCAGTTCTCCATCCAAATACGGCAAGAATGTTTTAGCGCCATCTATGCCTCTGTATTTAATAAACCCTCTGATGGAAAGGGCGTATTGAGAAATTAGAGATGGTAAAACAGGCGGTCCCGTGAAAGTGGACCCCCCCATAACAAAGGCTCCGAGGTTTGAGGTGGTGATGTCATTGGTTTTTGTCCTTAAGAACATCATACTGGCATCGGGCCAACCTTCAGATTCAAAAATATCTATTTCGCCAGCAACGGCAGAGTTTAAAGCTGTTATCCTGCCACCCGCACTTCTATTAGTAACTTCTTCTAATTCTTGAAAAAATTTACTACAATATTCGACTCCTTCTGAGCTATTTAATTCCATATTTAAAGAATTAAAAGTCTCATTTTCTAGAGTTGTTCTTTCGCTAGTCTTACTCGCAGATTGATTGGTTACGGCGACAGGCGTATTATCTAAATAAATACCTTGTAAGATATTTAAACCGTCCACTAATTCTCCATGTGCATTGACAAGACCTTCGATGGGGCCGTCGCTTAATAAATCTAGTGTCTCTGCGTAACTATGAGAAGCTCCATATTGGAGTTCTCCCATAACAGGGGGTTTTAAAACGGGAGGCTTAGGTTTCCCCCCTTTCCCCCCTGCTCCTGCGATGCTCAGTTTTTTAAGAAGATGTTTCATAATGATCTATTACCTACAAAGATCGGGTTGCTCTCGCTGCCCTGCATAGCTTTTGAGGGTTCTTGGTGTTGCGGGAAAGACTTGATTGTGGCTTGTATGACTTGCGAGCCGACTTGTAAGCGCCCATAGCCTATAGGGACTGGCGACCCTTGGTTTGCTAAGTTGGCGGTGTTGCTAAAAATCAAAGAACCTTTTGATGAATTAGACTCTATTTCTAAAGCTTCGTTTTCGGGTTTAGGTGTCAGGGCGTAACTAATAGCTGCGAAAATGACGGCGTTAGCTAGATAAGCCAATATGGTTCCTGATCCTAAAAACGCGAAGATCGGCGCAAGGGGGCCGCTACCAGAGATGGCTGGGACAAGATCTATAGTTGCAGGGTCTGAAATATTTTCCATATCTGGCCCATTTGTGATTCTTTTTTTGTCTATGATCAGATCATAACAAAAACCTTCTCTTTGTAATTCTACCAATCGCTGTAAAAAACCCAGCCTATTACAATCTATAGCCTCCAAAACATCTTTTGGATTTGGTAGGTTTAATATGAATGAGCTACCATACTCTCGCGCTAGAATTCCATGTATATTTACTATTGTCATTTTACAGCCTTTATCCTTTCTAGTATATTTACATCAGATTCTATAGTTTCGGGCGTATAAATATTTATTTTTTTTGTGTTAAGGCTATATATCAAAAATGGTTGGCAGCAATTGTCTGCCATCTTGACATCAAATTCAGATTCTTTTTCATTTCCTTTGATATGACTATGAAAAACCGCCACCATACCATAAGCATCTTTAAAAAGTAAATAGCTCAGAGGATTTATTAGGAAATGTGATCGAGGGTCTTCTGCGATATTGTCCTCTTTTTGAACTATAAATTCTTTTTTCTCATGATCATAACCTAAAAATCCACAGATTTCTTGTGTGAAATGCTTATGAGACATTTCTTTTATTTTATGTAGGGCGGTAATTTCCCCTTTACACTTGTGTATTTCTTGCATAGCTAAATCCATCAGTCCCAGGAAAACCTCCAAAGTTAGGGAATTCTGGTGTCGGGTTTTGTAGAAGCGTTAACGGAGCTTCTTTATAATCTTCAAAAATGCCTGTAAATTCCCCACTCCCAGTCAAATGAAAATCTCCTGTATGGATATCTAACATCCCTATATCGCTCGTATTTTCGATTAATCCAGTCGAAGCGTCCCACCAAGCAACCAAGCTATCTTTTCCGTAAGAAAGCGAGCCATCGCCGCTACCAGTTATTGTCGCAAAGCGCCCAGTGCATTCATAGTAATTTCTCGGAGCAAAATCTAAATTATTAGAAATATTATTTGGACTCGGTATCCTTTTGTAAAGGTAGATTATCTCTTCATCATTCAAAGGTCTATTCCATAAGGCCCAAGGTCCAAGCGCTCCGTTCATTGAAGTCGTAGAAGGGTATGTTTGGGTGGTGTTGTATCCTAATGTCCCTGGGTAATACTCGACAGCGCCTAACATAAATGTTTGAGGCAAGGCTTTTTCTGAGTTTTGCCCCCAAGTCATAGCTTTTCTTTGCACTAAGCTGGCGAAATTACCTTGATTAACGTTGACACCATCGACGCGGCTGTTCCTGCTCCCTCCTAAAGTCATTGCATTCGTTGACTGATCTCTTCCGTTTACATAGAACTTGATTAACATGTTTTTGTCTTCTCCTACTCCATTAATAGTAGAATCTCCCGCACTATTCGTTACTATATATTGAACCCACTCCTTTGAATCACCGACTATTTGTTCTTCGTGTAGATTTATAGTTCTATAAGCGTTCTCATTATAACTCGCGTCATTCTCACTTATCTTGTAGCCCATATAATTAGCTGAAATCTGATTAGTCTTATTGCCTTTGGTCTTTCTATCCCCTCTTACATTAAGTAAAGTCGTATTAGCGTTGATGTTTAAAAATTGATTATTTGGCCAGTTTTGGTCATCTCTCGCTGAAGTGCTTAATATTCCTGCTCCTATTGGGCTGATATTATTGATATTGATCCAACCCATTATGGTAAATTCTCCAGTTAGCTCAGCTAACAATTTTGGTTCTGTAGTGTGGAATAGCCCTGTATGAAGTGGGATTAAATTTGAACTGTTATTGGGTTGCACCAGCTTATCGGTTGGGTCTGAAGCTGTCATACCAGAAATTTTGATCGCATTAAAACCGCTATTGATGTTTTGACCTTCGAGAAATCCTATCAAATCAACTTCATTAAATCTTTTTTTACATGCAGATAGTTTTTTGGTACATCCATCTCTTTGCCAGAAGCTGGGGTTACCTTCTGGTGATTGCCCTGTATTGTTTTGGACGCAGACGTATACCGTTTTTAATGGCTCTCCCTGTATATTAGGATCAGGATTAGCTAGAAAAATAGTAGGACTTATAGTCACAACTATATTTCCTTTAATATATGATTTCGACACATCCCATATAGCATCGGGATCATTAAAAAACGAACCTGCATAAACCGCAGCACCTATTCCAACTGTCGGAGAATAATTAGGGGCTACTCCGTCTCCGTTGAGATCTTGGAAATTTTCGCCATCACTTCTTTCTATAGGTAGACCTTTATATCTACAGCCTTCTCCTCGGTATTGCCAATAGCAGAATTTAGAAATAACACTGCGTGAATTGACGCTAAAACTCTCAAGATCTAATGGGGAATTGAGTTCGAACTCTACAAACAGCCTAGACTCTTGGGTTTTTCTGCCCATTAGCCATGTTTCATTTGTTAATTCCGCTTTGGGATCGGCTTCCCCAAAGGGATTACCACCTTCGAAGTTTTCATCGTCAATGAATTTTACGGAGACTCTTTTTCTAACGAAGCTGGCGTTTTTAAAATCTTTATGGATCTGAAGGAGTTGGGTAATAATATTATTTTGATTAGCTACGCGGATTTTGGGCCGAGCTAATTTGCCGTCTCCTAATATATCAAACCCTTCAGTCTCCATAGATAAAGGTAAATATTGAGAGCCTTGCCAAGTAATACATTCTGAATATATAGATCCTCCATGGAATCCTAGCCATTCATTTGGCTTGTTAACCCTGTCGGGGTATACCCTAAACATTTCTAACAGTGCGGTCGGTTGTAGATCTAATAGACTACGTGCTACTTTGTTTTTTCCTTCTTCCGCCATAATGTAATTTACACTTTATTAGTATATAATATTAAAAAGAAGTGAAAAT